AGAATATCTCCAAGTATGCTGAAAAGTATCAAGGAGATGAACGGGAGATTTACAAACTCCTTTGGAAGCATCTGTTGTATTGGCAAGAAGAAATACCTGGGCAGTTGGTTTCTTATAAGGGTAATGTGCGCCCTAACCAGAACAGACTGCCTAGAAATGCAAGAATTGTAAGTGCGCACGGTAAGCCTCGTCCACATGAGATCAATGCGGAATGGATTAAATCATGTTGGTGGGGGAAATGAAACATTATGTAGAATCCCCTATCATTGTAACGGGTTGCCCACGAAGCGGAACTAGCATCATTTCTGGGATGCTAGAAATATGCGGTGCATTTGCAGGAACTATTCCACAGCCTACGAAACACGAAACAAGAGGCATGGGAGAGAATCGGGTTATATATGAGGATGTTGTTAAACCGTATATTCAGAGTTTGCAAGCAGATCCATCTGGACAATGGCCATTGATGGATTCTGAAAAACTGATGATTCCTATCGACTGGGAATTAATGATTTCAGACGCCTTGCACAAGGATGGCTATATGGGAGGCAAATGGCTATATAAGAGTAATACTGCGGCTCTTATGTGGAAAGTGTGGTCCTACGCCTATCCTAGCGCCAAATGGGTCCTAGTACGCAGGCGTACAGGTGACATAGTTTCTTCATGTTTGCAGACCTCGTATATGAAAGCATTCAAAAATCCTGATTATCGTGCTGAAATAGGGGCGGAAACAGAATCAGATGCGTGGGTGTATTGGGTACGAAAATATGAGGAAGCCTTTGTAGGGATGTTGACTGCGGGAGTTAATTGTAAGGTTGTCTGGCCGGAAAGATTTGTAAGAAATGATTACCAGCAGTTGTATGAAGTTATTGAATGGGTAGGGCTTGAATGGAAATCTTCTGTAGCGGATTATTTAGATCCAAAGTTATGGAAGAATGAACGGAAGGAGGAGTGTTAATGGCTAGAGTTACTCCAGCGGAAGTAAAATTAATCCTTCCTGATTCTGAATTGACAGATGCTGTTATCACTGCATTTATTACTAGTGCAAATAATCTGGTAACTGAAGTTCTTACGGATTATCTGTCAGAAACAATGCTTACTGAAGTAGAAAAATGGCTGACCGCGCACATGATTACTTCCACAGTTGAACGAATGGCAACTAGGGAAGGAGCGGGGGGTGCTGAAATATTCTATACAGGTAAGTATGGACAGAATCTAACATCAACACCTTTCGGCCAGATGGTGTTATCGTTAGATCCATCAGGAAGAATGGCAGCCTTGGGTGGCAAAACCGTATCTATGATTGCCATTCCTAATTTTGATTAATGGCTAGCGGAATTATTAGGTTCATAAAAAAGGTATGTGTACAAACTGCCGTCTATTGGGGGGCACCTACTCCTGATGGATTTGGTGGAATGACATATGGATCTCCTGCAGAAATAAAATGTCGTTGGACGGATAAAGTGCAAGTTGTAAAATGGCAAAGTTCATATGTACCAACAAGTAATGAATTTATTTCTTATGCGGAAATCTTGTTATATGATGATGTGGCACTTCAAGGTGTGCTTTGGTTAGGGGCACTTGATTCATTAACTACAGCACAAAAAGCCGCTCCATTGTCTATATCAGGAGCACGGGAAATAAAAACATTTGAACGAATTCCGTTATTTAGGTCATCTACGGAATTTGTAAAGAAGGTGTATCTATAATGGCTTACACAGCATGGATGGGGGTACCACAACTTCTTACTAGGTTGAATGCTAAAATTCAACAGATACAAGGCAGGACGTTGATGGGTTTAATTAGGGGTGCCGCTATAATAAAGAAAACGATGGACACGACACCCCCTACTATCCCTATTGATACAGGAAATATGCGACATAGTTGGTTTATTGTTACAAATAATGGAGGAGTACGTGCAGGGCGTAATCCTGGGTTTTTGCCAGGAAAATATAATGACCGTGATATTGGTAGATTGAATGCTGACCATGCAAAAGCTATTGCTGAATCTATTTCACTTATTCAAGGGAAAGAACCTGCAATAGCATTAGGGTTTTCAGCATATTACACATTATGGGTACATGAAAACGTAGGACTTACTTTTCATACACCTGGATCTGGTGCTAAATTTTTTGAATCAGCATTAAGAGGTAGTTCTAAAGAAGTACTAGCTATGATTAAGATGGAGGCTAAAGTACGATGAATGCTCCTTCTATTGATGTAAAGGATATTTTAGCGTATGTTCCTCCTTCAGAATCATCTAGTGGGGATGACCCTGTTAATGAATTTGGATTAGTATTTGGTACTAATTTATTTGTAGGTAGAGAACCTGCACAACCAGATGAAACTGTTTCTATTTTTGATGTTGTAGGATGGCCACCTTATCTTACTTTTAATAAAGATGAGGTGTATGAACGTCCAGCTGTGCAAGTAAGAGTACGTTCCAGATCCTACGTTACTGGTTGGAATCTACTTGAACAAATTGTACGGAGATTACATGGGCTTACGCAAGAAACTTGGAATGGAACATTGTATAGTGTAATACAATGTTCCAGAGCACCTATGCTCTTGGATTGGGATGAAAATTCAAGAGTACGGATAATAGCTAGTTTTGAAATTCAAAGGAGGAGTGCTTAATATGGCAATCGCTGGTGTTGGAACAGTATTTAATCGTTGGGATGCCACTGCGTCAAGTTCGGCAGGGGCATGGGTGCCTATTGCAGAGATTAATAGTATTACAGGTCCCGGTATGTCTAGGGATACTATTGATACTACTACTCTTGATACTAAAGATGGGTATCGGACATTTATTACGGGATTTAGAAATGCAGGAACTATGACTCTTGCAATGAACTTTACGCAAACATCTTACCTTTTGATGAAAGGTGATTTTGAAAGTAATGATGCGATTTCTTATCAGGTAGTGTTGCCTGATACGGAAGAAACAGTAATCGAATTTGATGGACTTGTTACTGAAATTCCGTTGACTATTCCTACGGATGACAAGATTACTGCGGATGTAACCATTCAGATCAGCGGCCCTGTTGATGTATTCAAGGGCAGTAGTGGAACGTAATTAAGAGAGGAGCCTAATCATGGCATTTTTAAATAGAGCAGAACTTCTGAAAAAAGCACAGTTTAAGGTAGAACGAATTGATTTTCCTAATGGAGATTTTGTATTCGTGCGGCAGATGTCTTCTAAAATGAAAGACCAATTAGAAAATTCTGTACTTAAACGAAGTATTGATAAGAATGGACAGGTTCAGTTTGAACAGGATCTTTCAGGATTTAATGCAAAAGTAGCGGCACTTTCTCTTTGTGATGAAGAAGGTAATCCGCTTCTTTCTTTAAAGGATGCAGATTTGCTTGCGGAGAATAAACCTGCGGAAATGGTTGATGCTATTTCTCTTAAAGCAGGCGAATTGAATGGCATTTCTGTTAATGCGAAAGAGGAAGCAGTAAAAAACTCCGAAACCGACCAACCCGAAGATTCCTCTTCAGGTTGTGTCGAGAATTAGGATACACACATCCAAACGATTTGTTAGAATGTATCTCACTTGAAGAACTGCAAGAATGGGAGGCATTCGATTCCTTAGAGCCTGTAGGGCGATTAGAAGAACGAATGGAATATATGTTTGGGATGGTTTGCGCAGTTATTTCAAACAATATCGCCGCTATATTTAGTAAAAAAGGTTCTAATCAAACTACATTAGCTCCAGCAGATTTTATACCTAAATGGGGTGTATTTCCTGATGAAATTAAAAAGGAGCAACAAATACAATCTGTTGAGGAAATGAAACATATATTGCTTGCGATGGCAAAGACACAGAATGCCAAATATCCTAAAGAAAGGAGGCGAAGAAAATAAATGGCGATAGGTGGTACTGCTAGTCTTGGAACACTTGTTACTACACTTGGTATTAATTCAAAACCACTGTTGACTGCGGAAAAACAGATAGCTACGTTTGCCACTAGAACAAATACGTTGATGGCTTCTGTCCGTAGGACTATGGCTACTGTATTCGCTACTGTTGGTGTGGGCCGTCTTGCTAAAGGATTTCTTGATGCCGCCGTATCTGTGGAAAATTACAAAGTATCTTTGAACGCCGTTATCAAGGATGCACAAAAAACGGAAGCTATATTCCAAGACCTTTTCAAATGGGCGGCCATCAATCCTATTGATACGAATGATGCCATCAAATCATTCGTCCGTCTAAAAACCGCAGGCATTGCGAATACACGTGCCGCTGTTGCCGCCGCGGCAGATGCGGCAACAGTTATGCAGAAACCTGTTGAATACGTAGCAAATGCAATGGTTTCCACAAATAATAAGATGCTTCGGCAGATAGGTGTACAGCTTGACCGTATGGGTAAAACAGCTATTATCCGAAGTGGTAAAGTACGAATTGAAGTTGAAAAAGATATTGACTCAGTACGGCAAGGCATCATTGAAGTATTAACAAAGAACTTTTCAGGTGCGATGGAAGCTTTCAAAAATACCTGGAAAGGTTCTCTGAATACCATGAAAGGTCTTTGGTGGACATTCATGGCGGAAGTTATGGGAACAAACAATTCAGGAGGTCCTTATGAAACATTGGTCAAAGGGATAAACAGGGTTAAAGATGCTTGGGTAGAATGGAAAGAAACTACGGATTATATAGAATTTGTAGCTAATACACAAACTGTATTTTCCACTATGATTGATAGCATGATTAGTGGAATTGAAATGTTAGCAAAAGGATTTAAGTGGTTGCTTGAACATATAGAAGTAGTAAAAGCCGCAATTATTATTTTTGCGGGTGCAAAAGTACTTGGTTTAGCTATTAAAATGTTATCGGCACTTAAAGTTGCATTAGTAGCCAGCGCCGCTTCTACTACTACTCTTTATATGGGTTTTGTTGAATTTAAGAAAGTAGTTCCAATATTAACAAGAGTAAAAATTGCACTTAATGCGTTAGGACTTACTCCTGGTGGACTTGTATTTGCCGCAATTGGTGGATTAGTTCTTCTTGCGGAAAGTTTGAAACGTCCATTTGAAGTTGCGTATGAAGCAGTTCGTACATACAATAGGGAATTAAGATCCATTCCAGTTGATAAAATAAGGGAAATTGTTGATTTAAGTCATTCTATGGGTGGATTTGGGATGGGTGGTAATTATAAAGCATCTATAGCACAAGCCGTACAAGGAGAAACATCACGGACTTTGGCAGAGATAAAGACACAAGCCGGTAAAATGAAATCTATGTGGAATTATATTAACCAAAAGGGATATGGAGATAAGATTTACGTACCTCCAGATGTAGATGAGGATGTACCTTCTATAGGTAGTGGTGGCAAAGGGAAAGATGATAAATTTAAGAATATGGTCCAACGTATGAAAGACGAGGTAAAATATCTTGGAGTAAGTGCACAATCGCTTCTTCCTATCTTGGACCAGTGGTTAGCTAAATTAAAACCTCTTTCTGAGAATTGGAAAATTATAAAAGATTATGCAATGGAAATAAGAGAAGGTGCATCAAAAGAAGCGGGAGAATTAGCTGCCGCTAATATGAAACGAATTGAAGACCAGCTTGAGAAACAAAAGGAAGCAAGAGAAGCGGCAGAAGAAGGTGTAGAAAAGTTTTGGAGTACAGCATCTACTGGATTTTCACAAGGTCTTATTAAAGGTCAAGAGTATTTCCAGATGCTCACAAATGAATTTGAAAAATTGAAAGAAGCGGTAAATGCAGAAGCCGGTGGGTTTTTAAATATGGAAGATGTATTTAATTGGACTGAACCGATGTGGACTAGATTTTCTGAATTGCAGAGTGCGGGAGAACATCTTGCTAATCTT